CAACGTGTGACTTATGAGGCAAATCTTGTACAGCTGGAAGCTCGTTTCAAGGTACTATATGACATGGCAATGCGCCATGCCATAATTGAGCGGCCTTTTGTCAAACCTATTGGTTTGGCAGAGGCACTCAAAGTACGAGTGATAACGAAGGGTCCGGCTGCTACAGGCTTTGTCCTCAAACCTTTGCAACGCAAAATGTGGTCAGTACTTAAATCACATCCTACATTCAAGCTAATCGGTGAACCGGTTAATGCTATGAATTTGCAGGATCGCCTTGGTGCGAATCTCCTTGATGGAGAATCGTACCTTAGCGGTGACTATAGTGCTGCCACTGACAACCTCAACCCTATGGTATCAAAATGGATAGCTGAAGAAATTTCAGACTGTCTAGAATTGACATCAGAAGAGAGGGTGTTGTTTAAGCGTAGCTTGGTTGGACACACGTTTGTGAACGAGGCTGGCGACCATGTGCCACAACGGTGGGGTCAGCTGATGGGGTCAGTTGTTTCATTCCCGATACTTTGCATCGCCAATGCCGCTATGTGTCGCTGGACACTTGAGGTTTCTCAACAAAAGAAACTCAAGTTGTCGCAGACGACCATAATGATCAATGGCGATGATGTTGTATTCAGGACTGACGCAACCGGACTTCGACTCTGGAAACGAATTACCGCTTTTGGTGGACTTACACCATCTATTGGCAAGTACTTCTTTTCTCGCGAGTTTGCTCAGATTAATTCTGAAAACTTCGTGAGGAGGAAGGAGGCCTTGGATGTTGTGTTGCCAAACGGTAAGATCCGTGGACAGTGGTTCGATACGACAAAGTGTATTAATCTCGGTCTTCTCTTTGGGCTTAAACGCTCAAATGAAAAGGTCGGGATTACCGATGTTGTAAAGAATCACGACGGATTAGGTGTTCGTTGTCGTGAGTTGATAGAAACTTGTCCAGATGCTCTTCGAGCATCGTGCTTTGGAAAGTTTTTGTCCCATCATGCTGAGGTACTCGGGAGTGTACGAGTTCCTTGGTTTGTGCCGGAAAGGTTCGGTGGAGTCGGTTTGCCTCAGGTTGTCGGTGCAGACGGAAAGATCATTGCTGGTGGAATCACCAAAAAGGATCTTTACGCTGCTACGAACATCTTGGCGAGCCCGGAAAAGTTTCCAGTCTCCCGAATGCCGATCGACGCACCTTGGGATGTTCACAAGATCGTATTACAGCGTTTGCCTTGTCAGCCTACGTTCAGTTCAACGGTCTCAGAGAGTGAGTCATCAATTTATCAAAAATTGTATGGCTCTCTCGCTGTTGACGCGATGTTTACTGTTCGTGACTTGAAGTCAAGCAAAGTAATCGATCAGGTGAAAGTGCTCCGCAGGAATGAGAAATCGTGGGCCAAGGCTTTGAGGGCCAAGGCACACACGAATGTCATCACCGCGGAAGCGCTTCTCGCCACCCCTGAGTTACGTCCTTTCCTGGATGTCCAACTACGAACGTCTCTGTTCTAGTTGGATGTACCATCCATCTGTGTTTGACCAACTGCGTTGGTCCCGGACAACACATGAACTTACTTTCATGATGAAACAACATAAAATCAAGGTCTGATGATTTTCTGTTGCCC